ACTGCAGCGACGTCAGACATGACGTCAGGACCACAGGTTCCCCCGCAACCTCATGCGTTAAATGAGGCGCAAATGGAAATTGCGACACCGCCCGAACAGGCGAAGTCCCGCTCGCGGGGTCCCCCTAGGGAGACTCAGCTTGCTGGACTCTTCGTCCGAGAGTGTGTCATTATTATTTTACGGATTTTCAAGCTTTATGGTTTTCAGTCGACGGGTTATGCCCTGTCGGGTACTGTTGACCACTGGCTTGCTGGTGCGATGCAGTCGCCTTCCCCGCTGAAGTTCGTTAAGTACAAACTTAACGCTTTCTACAGCGTCTGGAAGGGACAGCCTCTACCGGAGTCTCCGTGTCCATCCTTTGAGGACAACCCTCGTGTGCTTCTTGGTGGCCGGGCTAACGCCTGGCTTAACCTGGTCGCACGCAACCCAGGCTCGTCGTCTCTTTTCGAATCGCTCCTTGTGAGCGTTCTCTATTCGAAAAAAGGTATGCCTCGCCCAACCGAGCAGCAATGCGCGGATGAGGAGGTTTCGACCCTGAGGAAGTTGGCCACTAAGGTGGAGTTGCCTTTGGACCCCTTTCGGTTTGTGCAGCAGTGGGCGGACACTTCAGATGTGAAGGGTCTGCCCCCCGTTGTACTATCCCGATTGACCTTCCTGCAGCAGATCCGTCGTACTGTCCGTGAGACGTACACGAGTCGCTATACGGATGATCACAGGTACAAACCTTTCTTCCCCTCGACCTCAGCTACCTATTACACCTCCCGTGGAAACGGGGGTGCAGTCGGAGCGATAGAGGCTGAGCCGTGGATGAGGAAGTACCGAGAGGTCCTAGGACACGAGATTAAAATTCTTTCTGGCATGGAGGATCAGGCCGGCGCCGTTGGCATCCAGACTGCAGGTTTTCTTGACCTGTATAAGGACTACTACGACGAACTTGGACGACGCGCGCTAACCGAGCAGCCTAGTGCAGAACCTTTGGGTCTGCCTGAGGCACTCAAGATTCGCGTGATCACCAAGGGACCACCGTTCCTGAACACTTACCTGAAGCCCTTGCAAAAGTTCCTTTGGAGTGAACTTCGCAAGTGCCCTGCCGCCTCGCTGATTGGTCAACCCGTGACCCAGTCCTATATTCAGGACCGCATGGGCAAGAACCTGAGATGGGACCAAGGGTTCCTCTCAGTGGACTATAGCGACGCAACAAACAACCTTACTTCTTGGGCCTCAGAGGTCTGCATGGATGAGATCGCGAGTGTAGTCGGTCTCACTGCAGATGAACGCGCACTTGCTAAGCGTGCCCTCACCGGCCACCTCCTCCCCGCCGTTTGGAACGAGGAGAGGATCGGTGTCACTGAAGCCTTTGGGCATAACAGTGACGGAGAAGAGGTTGAAATGTTGTGGCAGCAGAACGGTCAGTTGATGGGTTCGATTGTCTCGTTCCCGATCCTCTGCATTCTGAACCTAACTGTTTGTCGATGGGCAATGGAGCTCGCGGATGAGCGTCAATGGACACTCCGCGATGCCCCTCTTTGCATCAACGGCGACGATGGGCTCATGAAGACATCTGAGACTGGTAAGGGTATCTGGGAGAAGATCGCCTCCTACATTGGGCTGAAGCCCTCTGTTGGGAAGGTGTATTACTCCCGCGAGTTCTTGAACATAAACTCGCGCACCTTCACCTACGTTCCTGGTTACAAGAAGCGTAAGGTGGAAGAGGTGTGGACACCTGGCCGTGGCACGAAGCCTTCTCGCTATGTACAGCGCGAGTGGGCCTACGAGCCTGTCCAGTACGTCAACATGGGTCTGCTCATGGGTCTCAAGCGTTCCGGCGGTAAAGCCGGCGCTGAGACCGTGGGCAGTCAGGATGCCTCCTACGGCGCGCGTGCACGGGCTCTCGTTGATGAGGCCCCGGTCCCCCTACGTGAGGCGGTTTTATCCGCCTTCATTCAGGAGAACCTCGCGTTCCTAAGGAGTGCCAGAGTTCCGTGGTTCCTCCCGGAGAGCTTTGGTGGGTTGGGCCTTCCTTGCGTTGGAAGGTACAAGCCGTCTGATCGTGAGCTACGTTTGGCCCGCGTTCTTTTAGACAGCAGCATCAGCGTCCCTAGACCCCCCGTGCATTGCACGTGGAAGGTATGGAAGGCCGCTGGTAAGCTCCTACCTCAGCCGGTACCTGCGTCTCAGCTGCACCTTGAGTACACGCTACGTGCGATGTACGAGGGCTACTTTGACGAGGCCGCAATCTCGGAGGATGAGTTGCGTAGCAAGCTTGTGGTACAGTTCCTGTTCCAGAAGTCGAAGAAGATGACCGACGTCTTTGGTGACGGCGCTCACAATTTCGGCATGGCAAGTACGGATCTCCATTCGGAGGCCGACAAAGCCCACGGCTATCTCGATGAGATTCGCCACATCTGGAAGGTCCTCTACCGCACGCCAGTCTACCCCGAGCCTCTACGGCTTGATGTGGTTCTGGCGATGCGAAGCACCACTCTCCCCACGGACCGTAAATATATCGAAGCAGATCCTGTAATCGAGCGCGAAATCACTACCCGTTTGGGAAATGGTGATCTCGCCGCGCTTGTACAGGGTTTTCTTTGTGACACTGTGTGTCCTCCACAGGAGCCCTCCGCTTCGTCGTGGCATTTCCAGCCGCAACGTTCTGGGAGGTCCTCTGTTTAGGACGCCAACTTTCGGACTATTCGGGGCACCGCTCTGGACCCATCCACCTCCACATTGCACGTAGCTCTTTCGGAGCCATGGCACGTAAATCCCGG